ACACTCGCGTGTGGAACCTCTTTTATCGTATTTATAATGATAGTAGACGATACTGAAACACTTATTTTATAAATAATAGTAATAACATAACATATGTTATATTGGATTAATTACAATAGGAGAAAACTATGGCTTTTCAAGTAAGTCCGGGTGTAGTAGTCCAAGAAGTAGATAATACCACGATAATTCCAAATGTATCAACCTCAATAGGCGGAGTAGTAATTAACTCAACTCAAGGTCCAGTAGACCATGTAGTTGAACTTTCTTCCGAAAATGAATTAGTTGAAATATTTGGTAAACCAACATCGGGTACTGCATCTTCTTGGTTTTCTGCAGCAAACTTTTTAAAATATTCAGGCGCGTTAAAAGTTGTACGTGCAATTGACGAAACAACTGCTAAAAACTCGAGTGGATCTGCCGGAGTATATATTCCAAATGGATCCATTTGGGAAGATGCACAACCATCGGCTGTTGGGCTTTGGGCGGCAAGAACCCCCGGAGTTTGGGGTGATACGTTAAAAGTTGAAATGTGTACATCAGCAACAGCTTTTGCTACTTGGGCATATAAAGATAGATTTGATTCTGCTCCGGGAACTTCGGAATATGCGACTGCTCAAGGTGGTTCTGATGATGAAATGCATATTGTCGTAATAGATGAAGCAGGTAAAATAACTGGTACCGCTGGAACAGTGCTCGAGGATTTTGCATTTCTTTCAAAAGCGTCAGATGCTAGAAGCGTGACTGGTGTAAATAATTATTATAAAGATGTTATCTTCCGTTCAAGCAATTACATTTATTGGATGGAACATCAACTGCTATTATTGGATGGAACAACTACCATTACTCCAGCGTTTGGTTCTGCATCTTCTTCGACATTTCTTACCACGACAGAAGTTTATCCACTCTCTCTTGCTGGTGGTGTAGATGGTAGTCCAGGTGATAGTGATTTTGTAAGGGGTTGGGATCTGTTTGAAGATGCCGACACAGTTGATGTTAATTTATTAATTGCAGGACCGGGTGATGCTACACATGCACAAAATGTAATGGATATCGCAGATGGAAGAAAGGATTGTGTTGCTTTTATTAGTCCAGAATCATCTGATGTAGTTGGTGTATCTTCTTCGGCGACTCAAACAACTAATATCAAGACTTTCTTTGATACATTGAATTCATCTTCTTACAGCGTATTTGATTCGGGTTGGAAAAAACAATACGATCCCTACAACGATAATGATGTATGGGTTCCTTTGAATGGTGATATGGCGGGTCTTTGTGCTAATACTGACGATGTTGCAGATCCATGGTTTTCCCCTGCGGGCGAATCTAGAGGTAATGTTAAGAGTGTTATAAAATTAGCATTTAACCCAACTAAAACTCAACGCGATACTTTATATAAAGCACGTATTAATCCAGTATGTACATTTCCGGGTAAAGGAACTGTATTATGGGGTGATAAAACTGCGCAATCTAAAGCATCTGCATTTGATAGAATCAATGTTCGTAGATTGTTTATTGTGTTAGAGAAGGCTATTGCCAAAGCGTCTGAATCACAATTATTCGAATTGAATGATGATATCACCCGTGCCAATTTCCGAGCAATGGTTGAACCATTTCTTCGAGATGTACAAGGGCGAAGGGGTATTACAGACTTTAAAGTAGTTTGTGATACAACAAATAATACGGGGGATGTAATTGATAGGAATGAATTCAGGGGAGATATTTATATTAAACCTACTCGTTCTATTAATTTCATTCAATTGAGGTTTATTGCCACTCGTACTGGCGATTCATTTGATGAGATAGGAGGTTAATCATGGCTAACATAGAATCGTTTAAAGCGAATTTAGCTGGTGGTGGAGCTAGAGCAAATCAATTTGAAGTTGTTATGAACTTCCCAATTGGATCTTCTGGTAATACTACCACTGCTCGTCAATTTACATACCTCTGTTCAGCGACAGAACTTCCAGCTTCTACAGTTGGGATGGTCGATGTTCCGTACAGAGGAAGAGTAATGAAATTAGCAGGTGAGAGGACTTTTGCTGATTGGACAACTACTATTCTTAATGACACAGACTTTAAAATTAGAACAGCACTTGAGTCTTGGGTTCAATTAATGGACAATCCATTGCTTGAAATCGGTACTGCTGTATCTCCGTCGTTGTATAAACAAACAGCATCGGTTCATCAGTTAGACAGAAATGGTGGTGTTCTTGCTACGTACACATTTCATGGTATGTTACCGTCTGAAGTTGGTAACATTGCACTGGGATTTGATACTAATGATGCAGTCGAAACTTTTGACGTAACGTGGGCGTATGATTATTTTACAGTATCGTAAAATATAATTTTGTAATATTTTGAGAAAGGGGGCGTTAAGCCCCCTTTTTATTTAAGTGACTAAATCCTTTGTTGTTATTCTTTCTTCTGGATCTTCTCCAATTCTTTCGAATTCATAGCGACCAACTTCTTTTTCAGTATAATAGGAATCCCGTATGATGTATAATATACATTCATATTTTGTTGTTATTTGATGTGATATGGATTCTATTATCCATTTCCCAGACATTTTTTCATCTTTGTCATGATCAAGGTCAACTAAAATTGATTTTGATATTTTGATGACATCCCCTGCCTGAAGTCCGGATATTCCAGGAATTTTTATTTTGGCACGAAGGAGCATTAATGAAGTTAACTCCGAATTTCTGTTTAAAATAGTTGTGTCATATGGCAATCGATCATATGGGGTTCTCTCACCACGATTACCTATTTTATCAGCATATTGATCCTCTCTTGCAGAAGATACGACATTAATATAGGAATCTGTAAAGGAAGATAAATTTGAATCACCCTCCTCGACCGCTCCATGGGGGTATACATAATTCTCATTTAGATTAATGTATTCTTTGTCTGTGCTAGAATCTTCAGCAGGTGCATCGGGATCTGGATACTTGTCTCTTAGAACTTGGAAATCTCGTCTATATATAGCTTTGTTGTAAATATCATGCTCTATTAATTTGGAACCAAGAGATCCAATTGAGGTCGACTTTAATAAATCGAAATCATTCATCAATTTGAATTCCGTTATATTCATCATCTGCGCTGCAATAGAATCGAGTTTCGAAACTTCTTTATTTACAGTAAACACACCCTCAAATTTAAGGTCTTCGTCTTCCTTTATGATAGATGCAGTTGATCTAAAGTGATATTGTTTTGTTGTCTGAAAAAACAAATACGATGCGTTATCATTATTTTCCCCCACAGAAAATGATGCAATCATATTCATTGCATCAGCAGGAGAAATATTTGGTATAATTAATCTATTAGTGGAACCAATAGTAAGAGGGTCATCAGGAGTAATATCATCAAGAGTTTTTTCAATGAAAAGTGTGTCATATACTGGAAAATTTTCATCGAATATACTTTCCGCCATATTTGAAAACGAATCAGTATATGACTTCGATATTTTGGTTCTTTGATTTTTTAGAAACCCCTCAGATACCAATGAAAATGTATATTTAATGAATTGTGGATTTAATTCTGATTTATCTTTTATCTTAGATACAACCAACGTCATATGAATAGGATATTCAGATCCCAGTGTTCCAAATTTTATCTTAACATATTCATTTCCGGTAATATCAAGTTCAGAAATAATATTATATTTATCAATAATTACCATTTCAGCTGTCACGAAGGTTTTGAACATAGATTCATAGATATGGATAGAATCTACCATATCAGATATATTCAAAAAATCTTTGTCGTCTAAATTTTCCGTAAAAGTTTTGGTGGCTTTGGTTTTAATATAGCATCCGAATCCTTTCTCATGAAATGAATATTGACCAGGATCGGTTAATCCCAGAGCACCGGCATGTTTTAAATCGTCTTCTAGAATGTAATCAGTCATAATATTTTACGAAAGCCGCTTTATTAATCTCGAACCCTTTATCGTTTCTTTAAATTCCGTTACAAAGGAATTCAAATGAGAGGAATGTAATACTTTTATTTTTGATTTATTATCATTTATTTTAGTTTCATATTCAAGATTAGTAACAGTCATATCGGATAATAATTGACCAAATACACCTGGTGGTGCATCAACGATGGTTTCCTCTTCATCCTCATAATGATGGAATCCATTTGGATCTTCGTATTTTTCCTCTACATATTTAAATAAATTATTTGAGGAAAGTGGCCATTGAGTATTCAAATTCACTATGGAATTAATAATTATTATACTCCAATGATATTTTGCATTATCATATAAATTAAATGATACTAATTCGGGGGTTTCCCCATCTTGAATAATATATTCTTTCAATAGAAACCTATTTGTATTTAATTTCTTTAGCAATCGTGATGATCTGAATATATTTACAGCTTCATGACCATCATATTCTATTCTTGGATGACTTGCGAAATACATTTAAAAACCCTCCATTATACCAGTATTAATGGACCCCGGACCTCCACGCCCTATTGGATCCAATTCTGTGAATGTCATTGTTAATTCTATTGAAGTTGGATTGTCGTCTTGAAATGTACTTCTAGAATATCTTGCATCAACTGCTGAGCAATAACAATCCTTGTATTGTGGAAACCCAGTAGCAGCCTCACTCCCAGCCATATAAGTTACCTTAAAAAAATCAGGGAGACCGTATGTTATACCGAATGACGACCCTTTGATCAAAGGTGAAGTGGCCATTCTAAATGCTTTAACGATGCTCTTAATCATAGCAGATTCTGCTGCATTTTTTGGTACCATTATATGAGCTGTCTCAAAAGTTCTTATTGTCGGTCCCTTATAATTTAATGCCATTTTATCAACTACTGCTTGTGTACTTCCAGATGTTTGTAACCCTTTATTTGCAAATTCAGTACCAGCATTAACGATACCTTCAATTGTCGGTGTTCCCACGGCACCATTCGCCAACATATTTTTCCCCGCCTGCATAGCGGCGCCCTGCGCCCCACCAGCGTCATCTGTAGACCAATTTTGGTTACTGGATATAGATAATCCTTCTGACGGTAACGATAAAGCTATTGTAGTTTTTACGTTCGGTGAAGGTTTCGGTCTAAGTGTGACCCCACCAGTGTCACCTGCCAAAACCTCTTTGATTTCATATTTAATCCACATAGCCGAGTCTTTGATTTGCAATGGAAATCTTAACAATTTTGGATCTATAATTTCACCTAGACGACCCTGAGCATTTTCTTTGACATAGGCATTTGTCAGGATCTCATTACCTCGTTCCACGGCAGACTTAGTTCCATCCTCGCCAGTGGTATTGGTTATTCGTTTAATCCATTCATGGGTAGGTGTATGTGGCATATCGCTTTCCTATATTAGTTACCATTATTTATAATAAATATTCAAATGAGTAAATATTATCAAGGTCGCTATCGACTTATTAATGCCTCAAAATATAAAGGTGCAAGAGGTA